TGGTCTTCTTCAATTAGTTGCTTATGGTGCTCAGGATGTTTATTTAACTGGTAATCCTCAAATTACCTTTTTCAAAGTAGTTTATCGTCGTCATACTAACTTCGCTATTGAAGCCATTCAACAAACTTTTAACGGTAATGCGGGATACGGAAATACAGTAACTTGCCAAATATCCCGTAATGGTGATTTAATAAATCGCATGTATTTACAAGTTGATGTACCTAAAAGAAAATCAACCGCCGCTACTGCGGGAAGTACCTATCAAAATTATCTAGGTCTGCGTTTAATTAAATCAGTTGTTATAGAAATTGGTGGACAACAAATAGATAAACATTATTCTGACTGGCTTTACATCTGGAATGAATTATCTCTTCCCATGGGCAAACGCTACGCATACGATACTATGGTTGGTGCTGATAAAGATATATTAAATGGCGGTACTGTTAATAATGATGTAACAGCGACCACTTTATATATTCCTTTTGAATTCTGGTTTTGTCGCAATGTAGGTCTCGCTCTTCCTTTAATAGCCCTCCAATATCACGAAGTAAAAGTAAAAATAGATTTTGAAACTAAAGCCAATTGTGTAACTGCTATTGACGATTTCGATGATGTTAAAAATATATCTTTATGGGCTGATTATATATTCTTAGATACCGATGAACGCCGAAGATTCGCTCAATTATCTCACGAGTATTTAATTGAACAATTACAATTTACTGGAACTGAAACTCTTGTAGCAGGTACTAATCGCATTAAATTAAATTTCAATCATCCTTGCAAAGAATTAATCTGGGTTGCTAAAATACCGCAAGATCTCAATAAAACCAGATGGTATGATTATACTAATACTAATCTTGCTGAAGTTGATAATTCACCATCTTTAGGATATAACGGAAGTTCTAAAGTTGGAGGCCAATATACCTCAAACTACTTAGTAATATCTGATATTAAACCTGCTTCAAATGTCAATCCCTTCAAAAATGCTATACTTCAATTAAATGGCAATGATCGTTTCGCGGTAAGAGAAGGTGATTATTTTAATTATGTTCAACCCTTCCAACATCACACTAATGTTCCTGTACATAATTCAATCAACGTATACTCGTTTGCTCTTAAACCCGAAGATCATCAACCAAGTGGCACTCTAAATATGTCTCGTATTGATACCGCTACTCTCATGGTTACAGCGGGTGCTAGAGATACTGGTTTAACATACGAAGGAGTAAATATATATGCTGTCAATTACAATGTTCTACGTATATTATCTGGAATGGGTGGCCTTGCTTATTCCAATTAAAAAAATAATAATTATAATAATTTGTGTTATATATTTCCCTTTTTTTTTTCTCCTCTAATAGTATAAAGAATATAGCGTAAATGGGTGGTGGTCTTCTTCAATTAGTTGCTTATGGTGCTCAGGATGTTTATTTAACTGGTAATCCTCAAATTACCTTTTTCAAAGTAGTTTATCGTCGTCATACTAACTTCGCTATTGAAGCCATTCAACAAACTGCCTCGGGAAGTAATTCTCTAGGTTCACGTGCCACTTATCAAATAACTCGCAATGGCGATTTAATACATAGAGTATATTTTTACGGAAAATTAAAAAATACTTCTGGTAGCAAAAAAGTAGCCTTAGTTCCTAATGTTGGCCAAAAATTATTAAAAACTGTTGAATTAGAAATCGGTGGACAACGTATAGATAAACATTATTCTGAGTGGCTTTATATATGGAATGAACTTTCGCTACCCTATGGCAAACGTGAAGGCTATTATAAAATGATTGGTGCTAATAAAGAAAATTGCTGCACACAATTAGCACACACTACCAATAACTCTTATGAATTATATGTACCTTTAGAATTCTGGTTTTGTCGCAATGTTGGTCTCGCTCTCCCTTTAATCGCATTACAATATCACGAAGTTAAAATTAATATTGAATATGAAACTGCGGATAATTTATGCGATGTTAGTGATACCAACTATTGTATTGAAAATGATGTTGCTGGTGGTTCAGCAAATGTAACTGCTAATTTTGATAAAACTTTAACATTAGACGAACCTACCTTATGGGTTGATTATATATTCTTAGATACCGATGAACGCCGAAGATTCGCCCAATTATCCCACGAATATTTAATTGAGCAATTACAATTTACTGGAACAGATACTATAACTTCTTCGGGTGCTAACGCGGATTCAATGAAAAGCATGCGTATGAATTTCAATCATCCCTGCAAAGAACTCGTATGGGCTATCAAAAGATCTGACCAATCAACTGTATATTGGAATAACTTTTCTACCGCAGAAAAAGATGAAAATGCTGGAGCAGGCACTGATGTTACCTTCAACAACTATATAGTTTCTAGCAATCCTGTAATGCAAGCAAAAATAATGCTTAACGGCAATGATCGTTTCGCAACAAGACAAGGCGAATATTTCTCTCTTGTTCAACCTTATGAACATCATGAAAATACTCCTGACATGTACCACAAGGGCATCAATGTTTATTCTTTTGCTCTAAAACCCGAAGAACATCAACCAAGTGGCACTTTAAATATGTCTCGTATTGATACTGCTGTTCTATCTCTATCTTCTAAAATGGCGGGTACTATATATATATTTGCTGTTAACTATAACGTTCTACGTATATTATCTGGTATGGGCGGCCTTGCTTATTCTAATTAAATATGATATCTACGATAGCCATAATACAATTTTTTCGTTTTTTAATTTATAATTATTATCAATAGATAATATTATATTATATAAAATTTTTGATATTTGTATTGATGTCTTATGGATATCGTTATTTGACCAATTATTTTTATTTTTTTCATTAAAATAATATGAAATAATATCTTCCAAATAAGGCAAGCATCCTTTATTCATCGAATTGGTATATTTATACGCATTTATTTTATATCTCATATACAAACTTTCTTTATCTGTAAGACTTTTGTAGTAGTTTGTAAAACTTTTCTTAATCTTATTTAGTGTTTTCTTATAATCATTATTAATCTCATAACTAACTTTTTTAATTAAATAAGTTTTTAACATATCACAATTATACTTATTTCTTTTATCTCCAACTATACTTTTTAAATTTGTCTCCTTTTTAACAAAGATATTAGACGACTTATTTATCTCGCTCAACTTTTTGAGTTCGCAATAGCCTTGCAAATATCTAACAATATTTACAATATAATCTTTGTCGGTAAAATTACTAATTGCTGGTAGCATATTAAAGATTAATATATTTTAGAAAACTAAAAAAAATAAATCATTTTTTAATAAATTATAAAAATATATTATATATTATATATAATATATAATATATAATATATAATATATAATATATAATATATAATATATAATAAATTATCATAATATAGTAATTATATTATAACTTAATCGTCGCTGATAATAATATCCTTTAGATAAGGTGTGAGGATTTCATTCACGATAAACTCAGGTTTAAATTCATCATAATTCATAAATATTTTTAGAAGTTGTTCTGAAAATCCCGATACAATAGCAGTCCCTTCAGTATCGCAATTAACAGGGAAAATTTCATTGCTGTCTGAATTAAGATTCCAAAATATAAACTTGGGTGCTTTATAATTATTGTTTTTATATAGTTGAACAATACTTTTATATACAGTATTTAGATCATTATCTCTAGAGTTATTAGCATTATTAAATTGCATATCTGTAAATACAAATAGTTTTGTTGGCATTTTATCTTGCGGAACATTGTGTTTAATAGCATAGTTAATAATCTCCTCATTACATTTTACAAAATCTGTACTAAATCCATAATCAATTTTCATTATATTTTTAATACATTCGTGAAGTGTTGGAATAGATCCAATTTCACTATTCGTACTAGCAGCCGCATTATCTCCATTTTTGATTCTTTTTTCTTGAATTTTCACAGGACTAATCAAATCTACAAGTTGCGGTTCTTCGCTAAATGTAATAATTTTATTAGCAAAATTTCCCTTACAACACAAAGAAGTAATGATACCTAATGCTACAGCAACTTGTGCTGGAATACTTCCG